CTTAGGGATTAGTTCACCAGCTTGCTCCGCGATGCCAAGACATTTCTGACAAATAGCTTTACCCGTCAGATCCGTCAGGATCACTGGATTTAGTACGTTCGCTTTGTTTGAGCAGAAGCTGCAAGTCATCTTGTCCGTGTACCGGGTCAGTTTCGGGGGCATCGTCACTGGTATCTCGTCCATCTTCGTCCTCTTCTATCTTAGCCTCGTGGTAGAATGTCATGTACGCAAAGTCAGTATTGAGGTTGATTGTTCCTCCTGGCCCATTGCGGTTCTTAGTAACCAACAGCCGCATAGCCTCATCTTGTCGCTCTTCCTTGGTTTGAGCCATGAAGATAACCATATCAGCTGCGTACTGCTTGCCCATATAGCCTGCCATGCTGGCTTCGTCTGGAGTCTCTGACACCAGGCCGGATCTGTTCATCTGCGTAGCCGTCCACACAGCTGCATCGAACTCGGAAGCGAATCCAACAACAGCCTTTGTAATGGCATCGATCTCAGCGTGCTCAGAGTGATATTCTCTGTGGGGTTTCATCAGGTCCAGGTAGTCGATGATTACCAGGTCTGGAGCGACACCTGCCTGCGAAAGCTTTCTGCAGCAGTCTTTGAGCGTATGGATGGTAGCCGTATCCGCAGGGAAGTGCTGGATCATAAGGCTCTTACCATAGGTTTTCTTCAGCGAGGTGATCTTATCCAAAACCTCTTGCTGGTAGTCGTTTAGCTCTTGGGGCTTCACCTGAGAGAACATAGCGTCCATTCGGTCAGCTATATCAAGGTAGCCAAGCTCGAAGGTGAAGTACACGACCTTCTTGTTGAGAAGGAGCGCTGTACGGGCTAGCCACTGTAGGAAGATGGACTTACCGCGTCCTGTCCCTCCAACTATTAGCCCCATCTGCCCAGTGCGTATGCCGCCAAATGTTAGGGCGTCAAGCTCCCCAATGCCGGTTGCAATCTTAGTATGAACTCTCCGTGTAACACGTTCTTCAATACGGTCTTCTACTAAGCCTAGATAGTCGTAGCCTCGATCCTCTAAGCTGATACCGGACATCACTGCCTCCTGCATCTGGCTCACGATCTCATCCCACTCGGAGTTCTTGGCTAGCTCTACGGAATCCATGAGGGCCTTCTTCACGGACTGGGTGCGAATGAAGGCACCAATCTTGTCTGTGATGTAGGCTTCCTCACTGGGGATGACCCTAGCCTGGATAATGTCGAAGAGGGATACAAACTTAGAGATCTCCTCTTCTCTAATGCTCTTCTCCTTGACAGCCTTGCTTAGCTCTTCCCGCAACAATATAGGCGTCAAGTGGTGCTTTGCCTGTGCAATTGCAGTGAAGTACCATTGAAGGGCCTTGTTGTTGAAATGCTCCACCTCTAGGTTAGCCCCTGCTATGTCACGGAACTCAGGGTTCTGCAACATAAAGGCCAACACCTTCGCCTGGTACTCTTCTGTTACCGCGAAGTCGTTGTTTCCGTCTGACATGCTTTCATCACCCTCTGATACGCTGGGTCTGCCTTTAGGAACTCCTTAGGGAAGGAATACAATCCTGTCAAGACAAACTTTTCATAAAACTCTTCCCTGGTACACTCTTGGGCTGCCATCATCTTCTGCAGGGTCTTCTCGCTTTCGCGGAACACGTCTGCCTTGGATACTGGAGCCTTACGTATGTTACCAAGAACTTTGCCCTCTGTCGAACCTGTATACTCTCTAGCTCGTTCTACTGCTGCCTCAGTCGCTAGCTGCTGCGTAGTAGGAGACGTACCGAACGCCTTGTCAAACCAAACGAACTGCGCCTTCAAGAAGCGCTCTGGGTCACAACCCACTGTACGTCTTGCCTTCTCCACACGTATCCAAAGGGCTACGTGTCGGTCAGACATCTCGGCAGAGTAGTATTGCGTATTGCCAGTATAAGTCTGGATCATCCGAAAGTAAAGGTCTCGCAGGGTAGTTAGTTCGACTGGAACAGCACTATACTGATTCCCACCGCCCAGGATTGCCTTTACACTCTCGGTTTTCTGCTCAAACTCCTGTTCCTTCATCGCCTTGAAGGACTCTTTCCTCTTCAGGGAGCGCTCCTGTCGCTTCCTCAATAGTTCCACTATGTGGCTCATTTCTTTTCTTCTTTCGTGATCTCGCCGTATGCTTCGCTGTACTTGCGAAAAAGCTCAGCATCACCGCCCCTATCAGGGTGGTTTTCTTTGGCAAGGCAACGCCAAACAGCAGAAACAATGCGAGGAGATGCACTAGGAAGGAGATGTAGAGTGGCATAAGCGTCTCGAAGAATTAGAGAAGAGGATTTTGATTGAGTTCCCCTAGTCTTTTGCTTGTTCACGCGCCAACCCTCCTTCGCTTTAGCTACTTCAATCTGAATGTAGTCATCTAAGGAGGAGTAGTCAACATGCCCAGAGCGTTTATATGCTAATTCAATGACGCTCAGTAAATGTTTACGGTGGATGTACCAGTGCCCGATGTCTTCCTCCTTATCGTAGTAACGATATTCTTGGGGGACATCATATTGGATCCAGCTCCTAAGGGAACCTGGAAGCCTGTTCAATCTAAAGAAATCACCTGGACCGGGAGTTACTATCATTCATCACACCCCTGTTACGTAGCTTGGTATGATAACTTCGGTAAACGTCTTGTATGGCTTGAAAGCCGCGTCCTCTAGGTTCGCGGGAAAGGTCAGATTGTAGTCGTGGGGCGGGTGGTTGATCTGGCTGATAAGCCTAAGGCGCGTCAAAGCGCTGTAGTGCAGGTCAGTCATCAGGGTAGTCCTGTTCATTGCTCGCATCATTGAATCAGTTCTAGTTAGTTGTATAGTTAAGACTTGTTCGGTTGTGTTATTCACGAGAACAGTGCCCTGCCACCTGGTTAGGTCGTCGGGTCCTGCCTTCTGTGGTTTACTAGGGACAACACCATAAAGGTAGCCGTCAACCCTACGCACTTTGACGATGGCTAAGCCTAGCCTCATCTGGCCGTACACCTCGTTGCCAGCCACTAAGTCGGCAATTCGTATAGAGGCCATATCTTATTGTAGCACTTTAGTCATCTTCAGACCATAGCCTTTTGACTAATTCGGCGTCTGGAGAGGACGAATGTAGAGGAAAACATTCTTCGCCTTTGTAATCTTCCCACCTCTGCAAAGAATGCTCTTGTAGGTACCTGTGGCAGAAGTTGCTAAACTCCACCACGATGAGCTTGTCGCCTCTGAGCCCTCGGCCCAGGCGCTGGAGGGTGCGGATCTTAGACTTGCGGCTGCCTGCCAGGATCAGAGCGTCGATGGTCTGTACGTCTACCCCCTGGTCCATGATGGTAGAGGCTACCAGAACGGGGAGCCTACGGTTGTCGAAGTTCTCGATGGCTGAACGTCTGACATCCATGTCCTCTGTGCCGTGAATGAACTGGTGGGGGATGAGCATGGAAGCCTCTGTCCACAGGGCGTCATCGATGGTCTTGCCGTGCTGGATCTCCTCACACAGGATGAGAGTACTGAGGCCCATACCGTGGAATATCTCAGTCCACTTAATGACCTTATCCAACAGTTGTGGGTTCTCGGAGACACCCTGCTTGTAGGCTGTGTTGTACTGGATTCTCTTCTTGAGGACAGGCTCGGTGATCTTGTCAAAGATGATCTTACCCTTGGCGCACACCCCACGCTCTACGAGAGTCTTTAGGGGAATGTCGATAATCATTTCTCCTGTAGCCGCCAGGAGCATCATGTTGGCTCCGTCTGTACGGTCTAGGGGAGTGGCCGATAGGCCAAAGCGGTAGAAGGCAGGGCACAGGGTCGCCACCGTGTAGTATGTGTCGCTGCCTACCCCGTGGCATTCGTCTAGGAACAGAACCTCAGCGGCCTTGATTAGGTCCTGGCACTCTACCGTTTCCATGCGAGACTCTAGCGTGTCGATGCTGGCAATCGTGACTAGGCTCCCTGGCTGCCACTTGCTGTCTCCTACGACTCCTACCTCTGCTGGCGAAAGCCCCAACCTATCTATAAACCTTTTCTGAGACTGGTACATCAGCTGCTTGGATGGAACCAGGAACAGCGTCTTCAGGCCCAGGTATTGGGTCACGGCACAGGCTATCTCTGTCTTGCCTCCACCTGTGGCAACTTTTACCACACCCTGCTTGGCCTCGATCATCTTCTCACAGGCTTCTAGCTCGTAGTCATATGGGTAGTCAAAGGTAATACCATTGAGATCAAACCCTGACTCAGTTGGGGTCGGTTCCGCTCGTAGGTCCTCTACCTCCACCTCTACGCCTTCGGCCCTTAGAGCCCCCTCTACGGCCCGGCAAAGGCCCGTTGGGAAGGCACCAGTGCGGGGCCTAAACAGGTGTTTTCTGCCGTCCCATTTGCCTGTCCGGTAGGCCCTGGAGAACTTAGCACCCTGGACAGGATAGGAGAGGACCTTCCTGACTAAAGCTTTATCATAATCCCCCGTCAGCATGGAATGGGGACCGTGTATGGTGATTTTGGCGTTCACTTGATTAGTCCCTCAACTGGTATGATACCAGG